GTGCAGCTTTTAGCTGTGCGTAAAACGTGACGTGCTGTTCGATACCATCGCACAGCTCGCCATCGAGAAACTCATCACTTATCAAGTGAGAGAGGTTCCCAAGAACGAACGTGTCGTATCGCGACCACGTCCATTCTTCCTCGGGGTATGCCAGAAATCTCTGGAAAAACATCCCGTCGACCGTTTTTAGCACCTCGATGAGGCGTTGAGAACGGGATTTACTGGAACGGAGTTTCTCCGGTTCACAGTAAATCTGCCTGACCTGTCTGGAAGTCCAGATCGGATCAGGTTTCCCCAACAAGAGGGCTCTTAGCCTTCTTTTGAGGTTCAGAGCCCAGCCATATTGTATATGGTCTGGGTCTGCACACATCTCACGTAGGGCGTTGCCCCAGTGAGTGTGCCGCATGATTACGTACATCTTGATGTCGCAATCAGCGATCTGAGAGAAACGGGTTCTGTTTCTCTTAGATCCCGACCACCTTTCTCCGAAGAGAGAAGGTGGGAGGGCGTCTTGCAAGCGATAACCATCGCCTTGCCAGACGATGACGGACGGAAGGGGAGCTCCCCTTGCCTCCGCCAATACGCGGCCCGCATGGATTTTCCATGGGTCCTCGTACTCAATCTTGTGACGCGCTTTGCGATTCACAGAGACTGACTTGAAACCGTCTGCGGTATCCGCAGTTGGTGTCAAGGAATCATCACCTTCCTCTTCCTCGAGAATGGTGTGATCCAGGGCCGACAATGCCTGCTTTGCAGACATTGAGTCCCGTTCTGCGGCAATGCTGGACAGCATTGACCCCAGGTACGACACTTGGGATGGGGTAACCCCAGCCTGAGTGAAGTCCAAGGTAAGGTCTTGTCTTAGACCCTCCTTGGTGTATTGCGTGATGGGAAATCCCTCATCACGCAATACATCCAGATTCTTCGTCACCGACGCAGAACCTGGATTCTTTACGGAACAAGCACACGGTGCTTGCTTCGTAGAGAGGTAGTGCCTCCCGGATGAATATCCTTGAAGCCCTACCGGTGTGATAGACGGTGGTGTCCGTCTATCAAACCACAGTCGGAACCGGCAGAGATCTGCCTGAACACGACTGTTAGTGCAAAGTGTGTAATTTAAAATTACCATTTGTACTTGCTTAATTGCTCGTACAGGACGAG